CAGTCGTTAAACGAGAGCATCGCAGTGATCATTCCTACTTGCTCTTCGGAAGGGTATCCTGCTACTTTATCGATCCAGTTGTTTTGAGCAGTTACAAGTCCAGTACCACTAACAGCAACATTGGTAGGTTCCTCCATGCCTAGCCAGTCGGCTATCAGTTTCGAGTAGTTTTGTTTCCATCTATCATTTTCTGCGGAAATGCTGTCGCCGATGACGAGCCACTTCTTGTCTTTGAAGTTGGCGAGAGCGGGCAAACCGCCACCGCCGCCGCTCCCGCCTTCGCCGGTAATCGGCACATCGTTGACCATCAGGGAGCCTTTTATGACGACGTTGCCGTTGTGCGTGTTATTGCCGTTGAACGTGTTGTCGCCGGTCAACTTGGCAAGGTTCGCCTTTTCTGCGGCGTAGACCGGGTCGGTTTCGGTGAAAGATTGCAAAGCGGTCGCTGCCAAGTTGAGCGCATTTTGTACTTCATCGGACAAGTCGGCTTTCGGAATCCCGCCTTTGGGCGGGGCGTATCCGCCGCCGTTGTCTGTGTCGGACGCACTGCCTGTGTAGGATTGTACATATTCCTGCGTTGCCAGTGTTTCAAGTTTTCCGTTTGTGAAAAGTTTAGCCATTGTTGTCTGGGGAATTAGGAAGTAGACAGGAAGATGTTGTCATCCCGCGCTTTGACATCTTGGTACGGATCGTGAGCATTTTGACCTCAGTCGTTAATTCGTTGATGGTCACGTTCAACTGGTCAATCTTTTCATGCAGTTTCATTTGTGCCGCAATGAAAGAGCGGACTTTCACGGCATCGGCAATAATGAGCATGATGCAAATGCCGATCACACCGTACTGGACCGACTCTGTAATAATGGGTACCGTTTCCATGTTAGTCCGTGATAAAAATGTTCGTTACAAAAAGCCGCATGCAGTGCTCGCAGTGCCACTGCGATTTTCTGACTCGCTCATACGGTTTTCCCGCCCACATTCCGCTTGCTGGGTAAAAGCCTAGGTCTTTGTCAAACTGAATGTCCGCCGAGTTACAAGCCGGACAGCGGTCATCATGAACCGCCTCCGACGGGTCTGGTTCTAAAATGTAGTTCATAGTTTCACACTCCTCCGAGTCCAGAGTAGTTTGGTTGTGAGTTTCGCCGGGCGATCCGGTAAATGCCAAACGCACCGTAAGAATTCGATTGGGCAATCACCGCTCTGGCGATGTCCGGCTTCATAAAACCGGTGCCGTCGTTCCACGAGTTGGTGTTACTGATCGAACCGTCATCACGGACAGGAAAGCCTGCCGTCATACAGTGTTTCGTTGAGCCGTCCCGGACCCACTCGCCATTTCTGTTTGCGAGCCGCTGTCCCGTGCCATAGACGATGTTCCGACCGCTTGATGCCCAGAGAAGCCATACTTCGTAGTCCAGCGGCAGGCGGACAACGTCAATTTCATACTGCACCGCCTTGTCTTTCCATTGATTGAAAAACGCCCGACCGTCGCGGAGCAGTTGCCGTTGCAACGCACCGGAGTATCGCGGCAGACCGGGCAAGTCTTCCGGCAACACGCCGTACTGCGTGATGTGTTTCATCGCCAGCGAAATGCTCATGCCATTGTCAGCGGACTGACCGGCAAGGCATTTACCAACGCCATAGACCCAGGGTTTGAACGTCCGAAACAGTTCCGTCTCGATGCCGCGATGCGACTGGGCAACCTGTGTCAGGTCGACTCCGTTGCATGTCCCCCACGAAGTACAGTCATTCGTCTCTTGCCGACCGAAAAAATAGATTGGGTACACCGATCTGCCGCGCAAGTGCAGCCCCGACACCGCCCCCGCAATCGGCGTGGTAAACGGAGTTTGCGCCTCGGCGGTAATCTGTGCTTTCACATCATTCCATTCATAGACGTTGCCGCACAACAGTCCAGACTTGCAAAGCCCAGAGTATTCGGAAAAGTCACGTTCTTCATCTTCGGATCGCCACATGGTTGTAAGGATGGGTTAGGAGTTAGGAGGAGAGGAGTACAAACACTCCGCGGTTTCATTTGTCGGTCTTTTTGTCGGCGATTTCGGAGGTGGAGTCTTGCGCTTCTTGGCGTTTCGCATGTCCTGTAATTGCGCCGATTTGGGCACTGTTGAGTGATTCTGCCTTTTTCATTATCGCATCGTCCGGTTCACCGAGAAAATTGTTGATGACGTAAATGTAATTGGTCTGGGTGGTTCTGTTAAACATGTTGAGTGTGGGATTGTTAATCTTGGCATCGTAGTTGAGTGCCAAGAGGTTTCCGAAAATGCTGAACATTGATGTTCTCCTTATGAAAAAGGGTTGATGTTGCACTTGCCTTTTTCAAGATGGAGATTACAATGCTCCATGTGGCAAGTGAGGATTAAGGTAACTTGTCATACGCGGTGAGCATCGTTCGGGATTGCTTGCCGCATTTTTTGTTTTACTATCGCCGAAAGATTCTGCGTCGGTTCGGCGGTTGGGGTTTCGGTTGTGGTTCCGGCGGATCCGGCGGGCGGATTTCCGTAGGCGGAGTCCATTCGGTTACCTTCAAACCATCGCCGACGGCTTGATAGGTTTCCTTGAGCGGTGTGGTCTGTTTCGGAATTGCCTCGGCAATTTTGTCATCGAGCGGCACCAAGGTTTGCCGTTCGGAATCGGTCAAGACTTTGACCGACTTCAATCGGACATCTTCGCGGAGTTTCTGATCGGTCGACCACTGCTCGACGCTGTCGAGGTAGCACCAAGCCCAGCGGTCCAGCAGATCGTTCGGATAATCGCTCGCCCATTGACGGACTTGGGACTCGAACGTGCCCGAACGGAAATCGGGAACAAATGTTTTGAGGTTATTCGCCGTCTGAACCACAATGATCATGATCATGAGCGAAAATACCCACCCAGGAATGGTCACAGGGGCGAAAAGCGAGAATTTTGAAGTTTTTTGTGTCATGGCTGAAAAAAATATTGCATAGGATTGCGCACGTTGGGCTTTTGCGGGTCGGGTGGTATGATTCTACCTTTTCCCGAACCCCCGCTAGAATCGCCGCTATGCGTTTTGCGCTTCTCCGGCGCGTCCGACGTTCTTTAGCGTTTGGGAAAGTTGGAAGTCGTTGAGTCCTAGGAAACGCTGCCCCAGCCGCAGTTTAAGGCGGTCAAGCAGACGCTTGCGTTCCGCCGGCGGGTCAGTTTGTGCCGGGACTTTGACCGGGTCGGTCTGGATCGTGTCGCTCACGAGACGCAGAATCTCTTTGACGGCATCGGAACCGACGAGGTCCAGAATCTTTTTGATGATCGTAATCGCCGTCGGCACCTTCGCCGCAACGACAAACAGGTTGTAAAGGAATGCGAACATGGGAGCAGTCAGGAGTTAGAAGTTAGGAGTTAGGAGGAGAGGAGTCAGGAGCAGGGGCTCCTGTCACCTATATTCTTACGGAGTAAGGATCGTCTCTTCGTTATTGACGATTGCATCGGTCACGATGATCGGAATACCAACGACTTCGGTCGGAGTCGGGGCGGGTGCACCCGTAGCATTCGTTGCCGTCCGGCTTGCCCGGAGTTGTTCCAGCGACCGCCGCGTCATGAAAAATGCCTGCGGCTCTCGACCAACCGGGAACCGACTGATCAACTCGTAGAGCATTGCGTCGTCGAGCGGTTTTGCCTTTGTCAGGTTATTGATTCGTCCGAACGCATAAGCCGACGTGACTTGCAAGCCGCACCAACCGGAGATTTCCTGAGCGTACCACCACGCTCCTGATTCCTTTGCCTTGATGACTTGATTCGGTGCCGCACCGGTGATGGTCGGATTCGCAAGGTAGATTTTCGTCACGTCTCCTTCGGTGAGTTTGCCTTCGGAGCCCCATGCGAGTTGGATCGAATCGAGACCGGTCGAAACGGCAAAGACCGAAGACAATCCAGTGCCGGTGCCTCCAGCACTGATGTGCAGGTCAGCGTTAGATTTGTCCGAGGTCGTGGAACCGATCAGTTCGTAGAGACCACGGAAGCCGTCGGGATTTTCCTTTGCTCCGTACCAGATTTGTCTGGCAAGCATCATGAACGCCGACCGGAGATGGGTCAGTGTTTCGATGGAAAAGACCTGCTCTTTGCCCCAATCGCTCTGTTGAGCGAGGGCGGTGTCGATTTTCCAAGATGCGTCAAGGAATCGGCACTTGACCGTCCGGTTTTCCAGAATCGCCGCTTCGTGGTCGGCAAAATCGCCGACTTTACGAAAACCGACCTTCGGGTCCTGCGTCACGACGAGCGTGTTGTAGTCGTTGCGAGTCACCGGCGATGCGTCGAAGAAGCCCATTTCCGGGATCGTCTTGATCGCGTCATCGATGAGCCCGACGAGCTCTTCTGCATTGTTAATCTTGAGTACGTCAATGGACTTTTGTCCAGTAGAAACTGATGGCATGGTAGTAGTTGTGGGTTAAGGGTGGATTGTGAAGTGAGTGGAGTAAGGAGTGAGGAGTTAAAAGGAGCGGACGGGTTATGATGCCTTCGGCTCTTTCACTCCTTTCTTTTTGTACCGCTCGGTGGCGGCGGCGACCGAGTTCTTTTTCGGTTCGGCTTGGAGCGTTTCGGTTCCGTGCGACACCGGCTCGGCACCGCGAGGAATCGCCGCCTTCAGTTTCGTCATCTCCGCCGACTGCGCGTCGATCTGTTTAACCAACTTCGCCAAGACGGCGGAGAGTTTGTCCTTCTCGTCGTCCGGTTCAGGAGTCGGATCAGGCTCCGGCGGAGACGGTTCGTCATCGTCGTTCGCCAAGTCCTCCTCGTCGTCCTTCGGAGGTTCCTCCTCCTCGTCGGCGGAGAGGTACTTGGCGTACTTCTCGTTGAGCGATTGCCACGTCCGCACTTCGCCAACGTCCGTGCCGCTCTGGTAGAGAGCGATGCCGTTCTTGTCGCCGAAGATGGAACACAAATCGGCAAGTTCCTGCGACTTCACCGCAGGGGTCATGTCCGTGCTGGGCGCAGCATTCGGGTTGTCCTCTTTGGAGAGGTTCGCTATCGTTTTCTTTGGGGGCTTTTTCATTGTAAAATCAATCTCCTTTTTCAAGAGGGTTAAGGTTGTGTGCTTGTCAGCCCCACATTGACATATCGCGTAGGCTAAAAGAGGCACGTTGCTGTAAATGGAAATTGGACCGGAGTACGTTCTGCCATTGCAGACCGCCTGCGAATCCGCTCCGACACGCGTTTCAATCGCATTTTCAATATCAATCTCGACACTCGCCTCAAAGGGAACGCCTTGCTTGGCAAGTTTCACAACTTCGTCCGCAAATGTTCCGGCAACCAATTTGCCGGTCGATTTCAAACCTTCCGGCGAGACCTGAAAGTCCTCGCCGTAGCCGATGATCAGTTCTGGGTTATGGTTGTAGTTCACCGAGAGACGCGGCTTGTGGTACTGCATCGTCGAGAGTTCGACGACAAAACGTCCGTACCATCGATCAATCGGCTCCCCCGAAAGGATCACCGCCTCGAACGGATAGCCGTCGCCGACTACTTCGTCGGAGAGTTTCGTAATCTGTAATTTGCTTGATAGGGTTACTGTCATGGTTGTGGTTCAGTGGATGGTGCTTCGGCAATCTGACGTTTGACAACCGCATCAACAAGTGCCTTTACAAGTTCCTTGTCGGCAACGATCAGGTTGCCAATGTCAATCTTGAGTTCGATTTTTTCGATGTTGTACGTGTCGCCTGCGTGTTTGGACATGTCGATTGTGGTGTCGGGGGATACTTCGGCTTTTACAAGCCCTTCTAAAATGCTCATGGTTTATTCCTGAAAAAGGATGGTTGACACTTGCCTCTTTCAAGACGAAACGATACAATCATTCCGTTGCGGCAAGTGATGAAGTCGATTACTTGACGCTGCTCCTGTGTTGCGCAAACAACGCAGGGGCAACCTTTTTGTTATGCTCCGATGTTAAAAGTGTTGTTCGTTCCGATGGCATTTTCAAACGCTAGCGGAACACCGAGGTCTTTCGCGGTTGCCATCGTTTGTGCAGTCTCGGAAAGAACCTCTTCAAGGTCGATCCCGTACTGTCGGGTGATTTTCTGATTACTGATGAGTCCGGTCTGGATCGCAACGAGGGCTTCTTTTGCCGTCTCAAGCAACTGCCACATTGGCAGTCTTGCCCCTTCCCAATCGCAGTACCAGAGCATCGTGTCGATGTCCATGCCGTTCGGTGGAGGAGGCAGTTCGCCATCGGCGATTGCCATGCGAATCCGCCAGTCCGTGATTTCGTTGAGGGCTTCTGTCAAGCCTTCCTGTTTCATTCGGCAAGCCTCTATGAAATAATGCAACGCACCGCGATTCGAGTAGAAATTCGCAATGTTCGGCATTAAAAATTCCAAAGGCAAGTCCAATGCCGCAAATGCAATCCGAATGACATTCTCCATAAAGGATTGAAACTGCGTCGAAGGAGTCTGCGATTCAATCATCTCGGCAGACTCGTCAAGTGAAAGATCGAAATGAACCGTTCCCACTCCAAATTTGTCTTTGATGTCCTTTGTAAGTTCGTCGCTGTCATCACTGTCATCGTTAGCATTCCGCTTGGTCAGGAAACCGAGCAGTTGACTCAATTTTGCCTTCGCAAGAGCGTAATCAATCGACTCGTAAACATCTTTGAACTGATTGATTGCCGGTGCTAACAGGCTCACGCCCCGTATCTGATCATGCCGCGAGAAATAACCACAGAGAATCAGATGTTCGGCAGAGATGTTGCGTTCAAATTCAAAGTTGCCCCCCTCTTTCCGCTTGTGTATCGCATACTGAAATGCCTTGCCGGTGCTACCGACTTTGACACCGTGAATCCATTCGTAATCACCATGCCGAATGTCTTCCGGCGGATTTCTAATACGGTCGCTTTCAATGATCTGGAGTTTGCCGTTGTTGCATTTCAGGATTCCGACATCGCCGTCAATGACACGTTGTGTTTCGATGATGCGTATCAATCCTTTGAGCGAATGCCGACCGGCAATATCGCAGTTTCGGCGGTCGCCCCATGCGTACATCCAGCGTTTGACCAAATCGTTATATTCCGCCTGACCCGGAATGGCACACTTGAACTCAACCGTTCCGACAATCTGATTGTGTTTCCGAATCGCAAAACCGGCAAGTGCAAGGTTACGGAGCAAGTCCCGTCCGGCGGACGATAACGCCTGCCGACCGGCAACGGTCAATTCCCGATCCTCCGACTTCGTAGAAACGGCAATCCGTCCACGCCGCGGACTCTCTTTCACCGCATCGTAACTCAACCTCGTTAGCATGGGGGTCAATTTCTTGTTCTTGCCGTCAGTTTCCAAACGCATCGCTTAAGTTGATATATTTTCTGTACCGTTTCGGATTCCGTAGGTTCGCTTCTTCACGTTGTAACTCTTGAAGCCTCTTCCACGCACCATCGCGGTCGTAGGTTATGCTCTGTCCGCTGTCGTCGGTCAATGTCCGAATCTCATCGCCCGAAAGCAAAAACGTCCGTATCTTGACGATATACTGTTGGACAAATTCCAATCTTTCACTCTTCATGGTATGTTTTTACGAAATAAACCTGTCCGCACTGCTCGCACACGGTCCGTTGCGATACAACAGTTCCATACGCCTTGCCGTCAATCACAATGTGGCATCGTGCACTGAGTGAACGACCGATTTTGACGGCAGAATCGCCGCTCACATGCTTGCATCGCGGACATGCTCTATTTCCGACGACTTCCGGTTTTTTCTTTGTTTTTTTAGGTTTTGACATGTATTCTGACTCCTTATGAAATTCGCATCTTTCGACGCGGTTTTTGTACCTGTTCTTCCGCCGACTTGATGCCGAGCGTCGATGCCGCAACCATCGCTCCGACGATGCAATCGAAAAAGTGATTGTCATTCGGCGTGTCTTGCCATTCATAGACGGCATTGCCACCCGATTCTGTCAACTTCGCCACTTCGCCGTTCATGTGTTCCGAAAACATGCGATGCGTCTCCGCGTCGCGCCCCCAAAGCGTTAAACTGCCCCGGTTGCCCGGCAACATGCGAAATGCGTCATGAACCTGACACTTCCAAAAGTTCGTGTCGACCGTGATCGTCCGCAACCGTTGCGAGGGAGTGTTCTCCATCCAATGATTGCCGAAACGCTCACCAGCCTTCCGTTTCCAATCGCACATCGGCACCATCGATGCCCGAATGCTTTTTCCCTTCGCTGGCATCACTACCGATGAGCGTCCGACCGCAAGCCGAATTGCATTTTCGACAATCTGCGGCTTGTAGCCCGTGTCGATCAGCAGTTTGGAAAACGCTACCTGCTCGGCACCGTCCCGGTCCCCTTCGACATCAAAACGAGTCGCCATTAACTCTTTTATCAGGGACACGAGTCCCGCTTGGATCAGTCCGTCTTTCCGCTGGTCGCCGCGGGACATCGTAATCAGTCCCGTTTCCCCTTTGGAAAACGCACGCCGAACCTGTTTCGGATACGTCCCGTAATCGACGACGTAACCTGTGAAATCGTCCGACCATGCGACCACTGCGTAGTACAGCAGATCGTCGTGAACGTCGATGAACCCGGTGAGCGTTGGTGCGTCCAGCGGCAAAGTCTGATGATTTAATCCATTCAATCTCGTTCGAATCACCTTTGCCGGGACGACCATTTCGCCTCTGTCCGGGCGTATTGGTTCGTTTTGATATTCTGATGCGAAGGAATAAGGATTGTCCGCCCATTTATTCATTGCATACTGCAATGCGTCCAATTCCTTTTCGGCGTTGTAGTTGGCTTCCCAAGCCACGACCGCCCCTTCCCGCATCTCGGCACGATGCCGCTTGTAAAACATCGTCGCCTTCACATCGTCTTCTTTCCAGATGTCCCGGTATTTTTCCCACAAGTCCATCCGGTCAGGCATCTTTTCGACCATCTTGAACCGCAAGCCCCGCCATCGCGGTTTGTCCTTGTGATTCAAGTACAGAGAAGCAAGGTCGTTTTCTTCAATGACCGTACAGGTCATGACCATTGCCAACTCTTCCGCCGGACCAACCAAGCCCTCGATTGACCGGTCGATAATTCCTGATAGTTTTTCTACCATTTTTGCCGACCGGGCATCCGC